TGATCAATCACCCCCCGCTTTCAACCTAGGAGTTCACGATGTCATTAACGCAAAGATTTATGGATGCTTTCGAGGGCTTTTCAGCAGCCCACGGGCAGACACAAATTTCAGAGGAGCGGCGCGAAGGCAAACAAAAAGCAAAGTCTTTTATTGTACGCAAGCCACTCACCATTGAATTGATTGAAGGCCATCTCAACGGCAAGTGTGGAGTTGGATCTATTCCTATTAATGAAGATAACAAGTGCAGGTTCGGTGCGCTGGACATTGACCAGTACCCGCTCGATCTCGTGGCGCTGGACAAGAAGATCCGCGACCTTGGTGTTAGCAGTGTTGTCTGTAGATCAAAATCTGGGGGTGCACATGTATTCTTTTTCTTTACTGATTGGATTAGCGCTGGAGACTTTAAGGACAAGGCTGCGGAAGTATCTGCCGTACTTGGTTATGGTGGCTGTGAAGTGTTCCCAAAGCAGGAGCAGGTTCTTGTCGAGCGTGGTGATGTGGGGAACTTTATTAACCTGCCGTACTTTGATGCGGAACAGACGTTCCGCCCCGCTATTAAAGAAGACGGCGAGGACGCCACACTAGAAGAGTTTCTCGAGCTTATTGAACAGCGCCGCACCACACCATCAGACTTCCTATCACTGAAGCTTGGTGGTACATCGGATCAGTTTAAAGGTTGGCCCCCGTGCCTGAAGACTATGTTCGAGCAGGGCATACCAGAGGGTGGACGCAACACCACTATGTTCGCGGCGGCAGTGGCCTGCAAACGTGTGGATCCAGACAACTGGAAGTCACTACACGAGCAGATCAACATGACCTATTGCCAGCCCCCTCTCGGGGCGTCGGAGATAGTCCAGATTCAGCAGCAGCTAGACAAGAAGGAATACTTCTATCCCTGTGACCAGCAGCCACTGGCCTCGTTCTGTAACAAGTCACTGTGTCGTCGCCAGAAGTACGGCATTGGCAAAGAGGTTATCGAGGCCGACATCAGCGGCCTGTCTGTTGTGTTGTCGGAGCCACGGGTTTGGTTCTGTGACATCAATGGTCGTCGCCTCGAACTCAACACCGAAGAACTTCAGCTACCGATGAAGTTTCAACGTGCTTGCATGGAACACCTACAGTACATGCCACCTACGATGAAGAATGCTGACTGGCAGATCATTGTTAACGGGTTGATGGAGAACGTGAACGAGATAGAAGTGCCAGAGGAACTAACATACAAGGGGCAGTTCTTTGATCACCTTGAAAGTTTCTGCACGGGACGTGTACAGGCTCAGTCTGCTGAAGAGTTGCTGCTTGGTAAGCCGTGGACAGAGGATGGCACTACATATTTTAGATTAGACTCTTTGATGACTTACCTTCAGAACAAAAAGTTTTCAGAGTACAACCGGGGACAAATTCAAGAACGATTAAAGGAACTGAACGGGGAGTCTGAGGCACACGGAGTAAAGAACTTTAAAACAGCTAAAGGTGACAGAAAATCTGTAAGAGTCTGGTGGGTGCCTGAGTACAGCAGCAATGTCGATATGCCCGAGGTTCATGTTCCGAGTAGCGAGGTGCCGTTCTAATGGAAACCACAATCTTCGGACCCCCCGGTACAGGCAAGACAACCACCCTGATTAAGATCGTGGAGTCAGAACTGAAGAAGGGCACACCGCCCGACCGCATAGCCTTTGTGTCGTTCAGCAAGAAAGCCGCTGAAGAGGCGCGTGAACGTGCTATCGAGAAGCTAGACATAGGTGTTGCGGATCTTGAGTGGTTCCGCACACTGCACTCGTTTGCCTTTCAGTGCCTTGGTATAGGAACCAAGGATGTGATGGGTCCAAAAGACTATATTAAGCTCGGCGGGTATGTGGGTCTTGACCTATCATCTCGTGGCGCTATTGATGCTAACGACGGCATAGCTATGCCAGCAGCCACCATTGGGGACTTGTACCTAAACATCATAGCCTACGCTCGAGCAATGATGATTTCTCTTGAGAAGGCATATGCGGAGAAGGGCACCGACAAGATGTACTTCCAGCAGGCTGAACTGATTGAGAAGGCGCTGGAAAAATACAAAAAAGAAACAGGCAAGCTTGACTTTACAGACATGATTGAGCGCTTCATCGAGCAGGATATAGCACCAGAGTTCGACCTGCTAATTGTTGATGAGGCTCAAGACCTTGTGCCGCTTCAGTGGGAGATGGTGAAGAAGATTCTAGTTCCGAGGTCGAAGCGCACATATTATGCAGGCGATGATGATCAGTGCATTTATTCTTGGATGGGTGTTCGTGTCTCAGATTTCCTTAACGCATCAGATGAGAAGATTATTCTAGATAAGTCCTACCGTGTACCACAGCAAATCCAATCCTTGTCCGACGATCTTGTCAAGCGGTTACGTCAGCGCCAGCAAAAAATTTGGAAACCCACCGAAAGGAACGGGCATGTCACTTGGCACCGTGATATACTTGATGTGGACCTAACCAACGGCGAATGGTTGATACTTGCTAGGACGAACTATATTGCAAATATGGTTGCGCGTAATCTCTACGACCAAGGATACCTTTACTGGTATCAAGGCCGTGGTTGGTCCATCTCTCCCAATGTATTAACTGGTATCGAGGTGTGGCTCAGACTATGCAAAGGACATTATCTTTCTGCGAAGGAACTGAAGGAATTTTCAAAAAGCTTATCGAGTGGCGCGGCTACCAAAGCTGGCAAGAAAAACCTCGAGGCTTTGGACCCAGAGCTAACTTACACGCTAGAAGATATACTACCGAATCTAGACCCCCAGATATCCAGCCAGAGCAAATGGCACGAAGTGATCAAGGTCAGCGAGAGGGAGCGGATCTACATTACTTCTGTACGTCGGATGGGCGAGTCTATCTTATCGGGCAAGCCGAGGATTCGGATATCGACGATTCACAAAGCCAAAGGTGGCGAGGCGGATAACGTCGCTCTACTTCTAGACTCTTCAAAAGCATGCACTGAATCAATAGATCAGGACGGCGAAATACGCACGTTCTACGTTGGTATGACTCGCGCTCGAAAGGGGCTTCATTTAATTGAATCACAGAACAGGTATGGGTTTGAGATATGACACAGATAAGAAAGCAATGGCGTAGATTTCACGAGGAAAACCCCGAGGTTTACACACTATTCAAAAAGTTCTCGTTTGAATTAATTTCTGTGGGATTCCAGAACTATTCATCTAAGTCTGTGTTTGAAAGAATACGCTGGCACACCGACGTGCAAACCAGAAACACTAAGTTTAAGTTGAACAATAATTACACAGCCTACTATGCGCGGCTGTTTAATGTAGACCACCCGCAACACAACACCTTTTTTAGAACAAGACAAACATCCAGTCAGGAGATGGACGATGAATAGGGCAGAAGTATTAGACACAGCCAAGGGTTATGTGACACAGGATCGTGCATCTCAGCATGGCAACATGGAAGATAACTTCTGTAACATCGAGACCGTCTGGTACTGGTGGGATAGCATCAAGCCTGATGACCTGCCTGTAGGTGCAGACTGTGCGGTCAAGATGACCCTGCTCAAGATTGCGCGTATAGCCTCGAATCCAAGACATGCGGACAACTGGGTCGATGCTTGCGGTTACATGGCATGTGGTGGTGAGGTAGCAACAAAAGATGAGTGAGCATCAGTTCAGTTTTATAGAGCACCCCAAACACAGAGATGAGTTTCCTATTATGAAACACAGTGCGGACATAGAAGATCAAGAAGAGATCAAGAAGCAGGCGTCTATGCCTATGGCGGAAGACTGGCAGCCACCATCAACCCTGCCTGACTTGTCTCAGTATAAACGGATTGCTGTTGACCTCGAGACTAAAGACCCCAACTTGATGCGCCTTGGTCCGGGCTGGGTGCGTAAGGATGGATACATCATCGGCATTGCTGTAGCCGCTGGCGAAAGTTCTTGGTACTTCCCCATCAAGCACGAAGGCGGTGGTAACATGCCGCGCACACCTGTGATGAAGTGGCTTGAAAAGTTGATGGCTGATGAGTCCAGCGAAAAGATATTCCACAATGCTCTGTATGACCTCGGCTGGCTACGCGCCGAAGGGATCGAGGTTCGAGGACGGGTGATCGACACTATGATAGCCGCGCCACTGCTTAACGAGAACGAGCGGTACTACAACCTGAACTCTGTGGCTGGGCGCTACCTCAACGAATATAAGAACGAGCGTATGCTCAAGCATGCGGCAAGCTTCTTCAACGTAGATCCAAAGTCAGAGATGTGGAAGCTGCCATCGACCTTTGTTGGGGCATACGCCGAGCAGGATGCCGGGGTGACTCTGCGGCTGTGGGATCGTCTGCGTACAGAGATAGAGAAAGACGAAGTTGTCGGTATCTTTGACCTCGAGAATAGCCTGCTACCGTGTCTACTGGACATGCGGACAAAAGGTGTGCGGGTTGATTTAGACGCCGCTGAACGAGCGCGTAAGCTCCTGCAAACCAGAGAGAAGGACTTACTTAAAGAAATAAAGGAAGAGACTGGCGTCGCCATCGAGCCGTGGGTGGCTACATCTGTGGCAAAGGCGTTTGATGCCCTTGGGCTTCAGTACCATAGGACAGAGAAGACGGGCGCTCCCGCCTTTACAAAACAGTTTCTGGCGAACCACGCGCATCCAGTGGCACAGAAGATTGTAAAGCTGCGCGAGTTTAACAAGGCCAACACGACCTTTATTGAAACAATACTTGAGCATTCGCATGAGGGGCGTATCCATTGTGAGTTTCATCCTTTGCGTACTGATGAGGGCGGCACGGTAACAGGGCGCTTTTCTTCGAGCAATCCCAATCTACAGCAGATCCCGGCGCGTGACCCTGAGATTAAGAAGATGATCCGTGGTTTATTTATACCAGAAGAAGGCTGCAAGTGGGGAAGTTTTGACTACGCCTCACAGGAACCACGTTGGCTGGCACACTACTGCGCTAGTCTGGGCGAGGCTGCGCGGCACCCAGAGATTGATAATGTCGTGGCTATGTACCACGCTGGCGACGCTGACTTCCACCAGATGGTGGCGGACCTTGCAGGCATCAGCCGTAAAGAAGCCAAGACAGTCAACCTCGG